GTCCGCGTGCGGCGACGTGCAGGTCTTGCCGAAGCCGATCGGGTTGGAGTCGTACTGAGCGATGGTCGCCTCATCCGGGAGGAAGATGATGACGTCTTCCGGGATGTAACGGTTGACCGTGAAGGTCGTGCTTCCGATCGGACGGGTGCGGTACACGCCGTCGTAAATCTCCGGGTTGATGCCGGTCTGCGAGACCACCGCGTTGAGAGCGGCTTGCGGACCCCACGAGTCGAGCAAGTACCGGAGGTCAACGTCGGTCGAACCCGGCTGGGTGATGAGACCCGAGCGAGCGTTGAAGAACTTCGAGTTCACGAAGCTGTTCGCGACCTTGCGGCCCATGATGGCGCGCTTGATGTTGACCCCGTGGCGGTCGTACATGAACTGGTCCACGAAGTTCCAGTCACCGATGGGATCGTGGTCGACGCCACCGTAGACGCCCGACTTGGGAGCCTGGTTCGTCTGATCCGAGGGGCGACCCCACGGGGTGACGAAGCTGACCTTGCCGTCGTTGTACGAGTACGAGTTCGTGACAACCGAAGTCCAGATGATGTGCTCGAGCCGGTTGTAAAGGCGACGAGAACGATCGGCCTGGTCCCGAGCAAGAATGCCGGGGAACTCGTTGAGCGCGCTCTGCACAACCGTCGGAAGAGGTCCGCCCTGGCTGATCTGCTCAGCGATGGCTTCGAACTGCCGGTAGTTGTTGATATGACTTGCGTCGTAGTGGTCCTTGATCGCCCAGTCGATGATCGACCCGCGACCCGTCCCACTCAGGAAGAAGTCCTTCTGGGCCAGCTCGGACTCAGCGTTCTGCGCGCGAGCCGGGGCAAGGCCGGTGCCATCGCCCTTGATGTAGTTGAAGATGAAGTCGTCCGTGGGTACGTCCATGAACGGGAAGTACTTCAGGCCGATCTGATCTTCCGGCGGGATCAGCTCACGAACGACGCCCAGGGAAGTCTCCTTGCGGGTGAGACGATCCTGAGGGTAAGCGGCTGCGAACTGATTCTGGTTCTGACCGCCAGCAAAGGCGGCGGCCATACCGGATGGTCCGAATGACGTATCCACTTTTGTTGGCTCCTTACTTGAAGAGAATGTCGACGGCCTTGCCGCCGCGCAAGGCGTCAGCAACCGTGTTGGTCAGTGCGATCCGAGCGCCGGTCGCGTCACGAATGGTGCACCAAGCCTGCTTGGCAACGCACTCGTAGTAGTTCGCGGTCTCCACGTCGCGGTCCATGAGCTGGTGCGGCCAGAAGTCGCCGTTCAGGCCGATGAGGTTGGCAATGTCCTGGCGACCGTCCGTGACTCCGAGCTGGAAGACGCCGTGCTTGCCGGAGTCGGGACCGGAGGTGATCTTCGCCAGCGCCTCACCGGGGTGAAGTCGCTTGATGTTTCCATCAAGTCCGGGCTCAACCGGGTGCGAGTCCTTCGCGATGGTGCGCGAGTCCGGAGGCGTGTAGGTCGTGGAGTGGAGGAACTGATTGTGGCCGAAGGGAACGCCGTCCCCGGTCACATTCTTCTGAATCCCTGGCATCTTGTATCAGTCCTTAGAGGGAGAAGGTGGGGACGAGGGTGACCAGTTCCTTGTAGGAGCTGAAGTTCTTGATCGTCTCGGTGGGCAGACCGGATGCGCGGTGCATCTGGACCTGATCCTTGAGATCAGCGATCTTCTTGTCCTGCTCGGAAGGGGCGGTGCCCTGCTGGGAACCGGGAGCCGGTGCCTGCGAGAGTCCGAACTGTCCCATGACGGGAGCGGCCGGAGCGCCTTCGAACTGCGACTGGTAAGAGGCGAACATCTCGTCGCTCAGGCCCAGGCAGAACTTGATGGTGTCGTCTTCCTTGATCGGAAGAATCTTGCCGGTAGCGACGAGACCCTTCGCGAAGGCGGTCCGAGTGGCGTTGCGCTGCTCGGTCTGCACAGCTTCGAGATTCGCGTTGCGGGTCTCAAGCTGGTCGATATGCGCCTGCACTGCGGCGAAGTCGGTCGTCTGTCGACCTCCGACGCTGAAGTTGAACGCGGGTGCGGCGGGAGCCTGCGTGCCGGGGGCGGCGGGCTGAGTAGCCGGTTCCATTCTTTCCTCCATCATAAGGGCGAAATTCTTATCCCCACCCCGAGTGAAGGTGGAGAGTTGCTGATGAACTTGGTTATTGAAATCCAAGCCTTCAACGGCGGGAATGTCGACGTAGGCGACACCCATGTAGACGGGCCAGTATTCAGCCTTGCCGTTCGAGACGTAAGGTCCG